GTTGGCGGCGTCGAAGGTCGTAGCGGTGAACGAATCAGCATAACGGGTGTGAACCGTGGTGCCGCGCTCGGCGACGTAGGAACCGAAGTCCGTCACGGCGATTTCCGTGAGGGGGACGAGTTCCGGGACGAGGGTGCGAAGGGACTCTTCAGCAACCAGTTGGAGGGTTAAGCCTCCGATAGCATTAGCCATAGTAGTTGATTATTTGGGGTTGAAGGGGAAAATTAGGCGAGTTTGAGGACGCGCAGGATGGAAGCCTTGTTGCGGTCGAAGAAGGCTTGCTTCTCCTTGGTACCCATCTTCATCGCAGACCATTCGGCGACGATCTCGTCGTCGGACTTGGCGGCGGCATTGGCTTCACCGGGGGTGACTTCCACGGGTAGGACACCAGCGTCGGCGACGATGGTAGCGGCCTTCTTGCCTGCGGTTTCCTGCGCGGCGGCGATGCGGGCGACATCTTCCTGCGCCTTCTTGGCGAAGGCTTCAGCGGACGCCAACTTCTCGGACATGTCCTTCGCCTGCGCGGCGAGTTCGATGAAGGCGGCTTCCTTGGAAGAAAGAGCCTCGGTCATCTCGGCGACCTTGGCGTTGAGGGAGGCGATTTCGCCAGCCTTGGCTTCGACTTCGGCAGTCTTGCCCGTGAACGCTTCCTTGAGGTCGGTGTACAGTTTTTCGAGGGTCATCTTGAGTTTAGCCGAATGTCAACGAGACTGCTTGTTGTCGGTGTCCACGGGCGGGCAAGACTCGTCGGGGATTTCCGGCGTTTCGTCCTCGTCGTCCTCGACTTCCTCGGTATCGCCGTCCTTCTTCTTTTTCTTCTTCTTGCCCTTGGATACTGGGGCGACGCCATCATCCTTCTCGCCCTGTTCTGGGCTGACGTCGGCGGCGTAGGATGCGGTGGATTCTACGGCAGGCTCTTGGCGTTCAAGGTTGGCGTAGACGTCCTCGCCGATGAACTTGAGCAGATCGTCGAGCGTGTCCTTGATGCCCGTGACGAGCATCTTGGCGGCGGCTTTACGGCCAGACCAGCATTGACCCTGCATGTCCTCGACCTTGGCGAGCGCGCGCTTGCGGAGGATGTGGTTGATGAACCAAGTGTGGGTTTCGGCGACATCTTCCTCAAACAACTTGCGCTGTTCGGGGGACATCTTGGTGCCGGGGAATCCCGCGCCCTTGGCCCAACCCGACTTGATAAGGTCGAGGGTATAGCCTTCTTCTGCGTATGCCTTGGACTCGTCAAGGACGGGGATGTAGACGCCGATGGAACCGACGGTCGAGGAACCGCTGACCCAGACTTCGTCGCATTGGCTCATCAGCCACATGGAGCCAGAGCAGGACTGGGAACACGTCCAGCCGATGGTGCGCTTCTTGCAGTTGAAGATGCGATTGGCCAACTCGGGGACGCCCGTTACGGTGCCACCGGGTGAATTGAAATCGAACAGGATAACTTCGATGTTGGGGTCGCGCTCGGCGTCCTCAATCATCTCCTCGATGTCATCGACGTCGCAACCACCCATCAACTTCTCCAGTTCGGTGAGGTCGTTGCCGATGACGCCCTTGATGGGGATCACGGCGAGCCTGCCGGACTTCGCCATCTCTGGCTTTTCGCCAAAGACCATCTCCAGCATATCCTCAAGGTCATCGCCTGCCTTCTGGGGTAGCGGGAAGCCTGCGATCTTGTCGAGGTATGCCTTCGCCTTGCTCGGTTCAATGAGCATGGGCGTTAGCGTCTTAAAGGCGTTCTGAAGTGCGTTCATAATGGGTTATTCTTCGTCGGGCGGGTTCTTGACCTTCGGCTTAACGTTGGGGTCATCGACGTCCACCTTGATGTCCTCCCCGTCGTCTTGGATGGTCATGGTTTCGCCCTTGTTGGCGCCTTCTTCGGAGAAGGATGCGTCTACGGCTTCGGGAGCCACGTTCTGCGGCTTGTAGATGGCGGAAGGTTGGATTTCAAACTCCTCGGCCAATTCCTTGATGTACGCCTTCTCGGCGGCGTTGGCGCGCATCTGTTCGCGCGGGTCATCGCCGTTCTCAAGGTGGAATTGGGTGATGGTCTTGATGCCCGTCTCGATGTCGAGGCGGGTCTGCTGGGCATCACGTCCGGCGTCCACGGTGACACGGCGCGGTGTGGTGCAGGAAATCTGCATCCAAGTGTCGATGGAGGGCAGTTCGCCGTTCTTGATGGCGTTGCCGATGATGTAGCCCCACACGGGTGCGAGGAAGCGTTGCATCATCACGTTCTGACGGTGCTGGAACTTGCGGTCAGCCTTGGCGACCACGAAGCGCATGGTGGCTCCGCCCGCCTTGGTGGGATCGTGGACGAACTCGAAAGGCAGGACGCCTGCGAGCGAGTCACGCATGAGGTGTTCGATGAACCCGTTGAACGTGCTGTTCGGACGCTGGGATTCAAAGGACTCCAACTTCTCGCCGGGAGCGAGGGCAAGGGTCTTGCCGCCGATGAACGTGGATGCTTCCTTGGGGTCGGAAAGACCGTTTTCGCCGTAGTCCTGCGGACGCATGCCGAAGGCTTCAAAGTCGGACTGGGTGCCGTCGAACTGCGCGTTCTCGCGCGTGATGGTACGAACCAAGTCGCTGTTGGTCTTTACGGCTTCCTTTTCGAGCGAAAGGATTTCCAGCATGTCAACGAGGTTGTTGATGCTGTGCTGGAGGGGGGAGTAGGCGCGCGCACCAGAAGCCAGTTCTGGCTCGTAGAGGTGCATGACGGCGTTGGCGGGGACTCGGCGGCTGGAGCCGTCGGAACGGATGACGTTGTAGTAGACGGGCGCGCCGTAAGGGCCGAACATGATGCCATCGACCATGCCTGCGGGCGGTGCGCCGTCATTGCCGGGATTGCCGACACGGTGGGACTCGATGACCTGCAACTTGGGACGGCCATCCGCGCCCTTGGTCTTGATGATGAAGCACTCGCCGTCACGATCCATCAGACGGCAACAGATGTGCTGGAGTTCAAAGAACGAGTAGCGAGCCGTGATGTCGCATGCGCGGGAAGCCCACTTGTTGAAGTACTTTTCCGCCTGTTCGTCCCAAGGTTCGCTACCCGACTGCGCCTGCAACTTGATGCCGGAACCGACGGAGTAGGTCGCCATGTCGGCGATGACCTGTCGGATGAGTCCCGCATTGAGTTCCAACCAGCGCATCTTGCGGGTCGTCTCCATGCGGTCGAACACCGTCATGGTCTTTTTGAAGTCCTGCGGCCAAGACGACCAAATCCAACTGCGCTTGTTGGAGAACTTCGCGCTCTCGAAATTGCTGAAGATGCCCGGCCCCGTGGTGTTCGCCTGCTTCTTGAGGGCAGGGTTGACCTTCACACCCTTGGCGGTGGGCGGTACGGACTTCTTTTGCGGGGTCTTGCGGGTGTTTTTCTTCATCAGAGTCCTCGGAAGTTATTGAGCATGTTGATGACGCGCACACGGTCTACCGCCCCATACTTCTGGGGGTCTTTGACTTGGAGCGCGTATCGTGCTTCCAGAAGGGTCTGCTGGATGGTCATGGGGAACTCCTTGGTCACGGACGTGCCGGAGTCTGCGTATTCCATCATGGTCTTGCCCTGTTTGAGCAATACAACGGCTTGTGCGACAATCTCCTCGATGTCACAGATGTCCAAGATTAGAAAAATACCTTGAGCGCGAGCCATTTGGCTTTAGCCCCGTGTAAACTTGGGTCTTGGATGCAGGATAGACGCCACCAGAGCCACCAATAACGCCCCACAACCTCCTGCATCCAAGACTTGACCTCATCTTGCCACGGGGTGGGCGCACGTCAAGAAGAACTTTCTGCTTCCTTGGCGGGTTCCTTTTCCTCGGCGGACACGGCGTTCTTGTTTTTGCCCTTGCCGATGAGTTTGGCCATCATGGCGGGCAGGATGCCCATGACTTCGCAGTCCCAAAGGTGGTTTGCTCGGTCGCCGATGGGTATCCAGATGGGGGTACCGTTGTTGTTCTTGGTGCGGTGTTCGGACTGCATCTGCTTGCGGTACTCGTCCCCGGCGTCCTCGGCGTAGGTGTGGTGACCTGCGCGGCGTAGGCGGGACAGGGAGTCCTTGAACACAAGGTTGGAGAACACGTACAGTTTGCAGGACTGGGCGCCTACTTGGATAACCTTGGCGGGCTGGTAGGGTCGGTAGGCCACCTTCATGCCGAAGGGGGTCATGACGCGCCATGCGAACTCGTTTGCCCCGGAACCCTTGGTGGCGTTCCAGCCGAAGCGGGCGCACAGGCGGTAGACGGCGTCGGTGTTGGGGCCGTCACCGGAGTCGAGGAACACGAAGAAGTTGGCGACCTCGTACTTCATCTGCATCTCACGGAGTTGATCATCCGTTTCGACGTACCCCCACCACACCATGCGGGACTTGCCGTCCACCGACCACGACCGCACGACGGCGTAGTAGCCCTTGCGCTGGACGTCCACGGACATGAACCGCAGGCGGGCGAACTGCTTGGCTTTGCGGTGGTCGTCGGTGATGGGCGCGGCGACGAGTTTGGTGTCCACCATGGCGCCTTCGGCGTCCCAGCCATCGGCCAACTTGTATCCGCTGGGCAGGATTTCGCCGCCGCCTTCGTCCACTTCCTCCGTCCAAGAGATCGCCAGACGCTTCTGCTTGAACTCGATGCGCGCGGTTTCGTCGCCGTGGTTGTCGTAGGCGCGCTTGGCGATGATGGCTTCTTCGGCGAGTTCGCCCCACGACATGCCCCATTGGCCACACAGGGAGTTCCAATGGAAGCCGACGATGCCCTTGGGGGCGCCGGGGTTCATGGGGACGTAGTCCGCCTTGGCGTTCATCTCCTGCCTTACGGCGAAGGAGTCATCGTGCATGTGACCACAGGACTTGCACTTGTACTTGATGCCGCGCTTGACCTTGTCGATGTCCCAGCCGTCGCCGCCCTTGGCTTCTGGAGGGTAGATGAGTTGCTCAAACTCGTAGGCTTGTTGGGTGTCGCATGACAGGCATCGAAACATCCATTCACGGCGGTCGGACTGCATCCACAGGTTGGTGATGTCGTCGCCGTCGTAGCCGCCTTGGGAGATGAACACCGACTTCCCGTTCCAAGTGAACGCCGTTCTGCGGCGTAGGGCTTCGCCAAGGTGTCCTTTGGGCCACATCCAGACTTCGTCGCCGCCGAGGAAGCGGATGGAACGGCGCTGGAGGTTCTTCTTGTTGTGCGCGCCAAGCACCCACATGGTGCAACGCTGGAACTGGTTGGTGTGCCAGTTGGACTTCTCCTGCTTGCTGACGCGCGACATGGTGGCTGGGGTCGCTTCCCAGATGGGCTTGAGGCGGTTGATCTGCCAGTCCTTGGCGTTAGGGTCAACGTCTTGGAGCAGGAGGGTCGGGCCGGGGGTGCGCCCAGCGATGTACGCAGACCACAGTTCCAGCAGGGTGGACTTGCCCATCTGGACGGAGCCGAACACGACGATGGTTCGGATTTCGGGGTCGCACATGGCGCGCAGGATGGGCGCGAGGTACGGCGTGGAGTCCACACGGAAAGGGCCGGGCATCGGCCCCGGCATGTTCTTCACGTTGGACTGGAGCCAGTCCACGATGTCCCCATCTGGGTCTGGGGCAAGGATTGCCCGCAGGGAGTTCTCGTAGTTGTCCTCGGTCACTCGGCGGAGTCCTCGACTTCGTCCTCGTTGGAATTGTCATCCTCGACCACGACGGGGTCTACGAGCGCCTCTTCGGTGTCGTCGCCCTTGACCGTATCTTCGGCGTCGCCGACGGCTTGGGAGACGCGCGAAAGGATGTAGTTCACCTCGTCGTCGATGGACTTCAAAGCCCTGCCGGGGTTGTCGGGGTTGGCGCGGGAGGCGACCTTGGTGCCGAGTTGGGTGAGTTCGCTTCGGATGTCGTTGAGGATTTTGCCGAAGCGTTCGACGGCGGTCTGGGTGCGGATGAACTCCTTGGATGCGATCTGGCGCGCATGCAGTTCCTTCTCCAGCGTGACGAGGGTCTTGACCAACTTGTCGTAGGTGGCGTAGGACTTGGCGGCTTCGGGGGCGCCGCTACGCAGGTCGGACAGGTAATGCTCGTAGGCCAGAGCCTTGAGTTCCCGTTGCTTCTCGACCGTCTCGGTGAAGTCCTTGTCTGGGCGGACGGTCTGACCGCCGCCGTTGGCGCGGGCGCGGCGTTGCATGAGCCATGCCTCGGCGGACTCGATGGAGTCGATGGGCATCCCTTGGTTGATGAAGTTGTTGATGGCCTGCTTGGAGACGCCGAAGCGTCCGGCAAGTTCGATGGGCTTGGGTTTGCTCATTTGCGGTTCGTGAGGACGATGGTCAGGCAGATGATGGCCGTGATGTAGACGCAGATCATCGTTCGGAGTGCTTGTGCTTGCGGTAGCGGTTGACGATGGAGTCGATGCGTCGGTCGCACTTGGCGCTGTCCGAATTGCAGTCGAAGAAGTAGATGGCCTCGTCCAGTTCGTCGAGCAGTTGGGTCAGTAGGCGGTTCTCCTGCTGTAGCCCGCCGATTTGGTTGAGGTCGTGGATGCGTTCGTAGCGGAGTTGTTTGAGTTCATCTCTGGAAGCACAATCACATTGAGCATCCGAGGGCGGACGCAAACCCCTGCGAACATCGTCTTTGTGTTTGCTCATTTGGACAGTTTGACCTTCTTGCCGTTGAGATAATGGATGATGCAATAGACGAGGTTGTCTTTGCCCACGAAAGGATCGTATACCAACACTGGTTCGTCGTAAATCGTTGGCTCATCAAAACCATCGCTTTCCCGTACTTCGCTCCATCGGTCGCCGCAACAGGAGCAATCAATTTCGTCGGCACAACCATTGAAATAGATGCCTACGCTTTCGGCCCTGCTGTTGGCGTGGTCGGCATCGGTTGCCTCGATGATTACCTCGCAAGCAACGTTATCGTCGATGTCAAATGAACCACCAGAGTTGTTCTGATGGAATGTGTAGAACTTTGTTTTTCTCATTTCCGTTTCAGTCGCGCGCAGGCGTGTTCGGACTTCATGAAAATGGACGGGGGCAGGTTCATCTTCCGCTGGATGTTCTTCACCCTGCGGCTGACCTCCGCGCGCGTCACGTCGTTGGCTCGCGCCAGTTCGCTCATGTTGGGCATGCCGGGTATGCCCAGCGCGATCTTGATGCACGTGCCATGGAGCCTCACGGCTGGATGCACCGAATCCGTGAACACCGAGATGACCTTGGACAATATGTCGGTCACCTCGTCGTGCGTGTAGGTCTTGTCGTTCATAATCGTTTCCGCCTCCAACATGCGCGCCTGCCATGCGTGGGCGGTCTGGTTGTCGATGTCGTAGCCCCGCATCGACCAATCTGCGAAGTTTACGAAACCCCTTCGGTCGTCG